TATTCCTTACAAGCCTAGAGAACTCCAAAATTTTTTGCATGAAAAAATTGATAAGCACCGATTTAGTGTAATGGTTTTACATCGTAGAGCTGGAAAAACTGTAATGATGATAAATCATTTAATTAAAGCAGCTCTAACTAATCCTTTGCCAAACGCAAGATATGCCTTTATTGCTCCAACCTTCAAACAAGGTAAAGCAACCGCATGGGATTATATCAAACAATTTGCAGGTAAAATTCCTGGTACAAAATTTAACGAAACAGAGCTAAGATGCGATCTGCCTAACAATAGTCGTATTACGATTTTAGGAGCAGAAAATGATGCAGGGATCAGGGGTATATTTTTAGATGGTTGCGTATTCGATGAAACCCAAGAGATAAAGCCAACTTTGTTTCCTGAAATCATTAGACCAGCTTTGGCAGACCGAAAAGGTTGGTGTGTATTTATTGGCACTCCTAAAGGGCGTAATTTTTTTTACGAACTTTATAAGGATGCAAAAGACAATACTCATAAAGGTTGGTATGCTTGTAAGTTTAAAGCAAGTGATACAAAAATTTTAGATCAAGAAGAACTGGATGCTGCAAGGTCGGTCATGTCTGAGGACTTGTACGATCAAGAGTTTGAATGTTCTTTTCAAGCAGCAATAACAGGTTCTTATTATGGTGCTTTAATCGAAGGATTAGAAGCTCAGAGTAGGATTGCTGAAGTTCCTTATGATGATAACCTTGATGTTGAAACATGGTGGGATTTAGGTTTAAATGATAGCACCGCTATCTGGTTTGTTCAAAAGTATAAGGGCGAAATTAGACTTATTGATTATTATGAAAATGCTGGTTATGGCTTAGATCATTATGTATCTATTTTAGATCAAAAAGGTTATGAGTATTCAAAGCATATAGCACCCCATGATATTAAGGTCAGGGAGATTGGCAATTTTGGTAAGTCAAGATTGGAAAGTGCTTTAGAATTAGGTATTGCTTTTGAAGTTGCACCGAAACTATCTATTGAAGATGGGATTGAGGCAGTTAGAAAAGCACTTCCTAATTGTTGGTTTGACAAAAATAAATGTCAAAAGGGTGTTGAATTTTTAAAAGCCTACCAAAAAAGGTGGGATGATAAAAATCAATGTTTTAGAAATAAACCCATGCACAACTACGCAAGTCATTGTGCTGATAGCTTTAGAACTGGAGTTACAGGAGAGGGTGTAAAATTAACCGATTGGAAAAAACAAATACCAGTCAATACGAATTATATAGTTTAAAATGGCAAAAATATCAGACACAGAATTACAATCAATTATAAATGGTGAAATAAGCAATTCGCTAGGATTTCTTGGCGGCAACCTTTCATCACAAAGAAAAAAATCATTAGAATATTATTTAGGAGAAAAGCTAGGCACAGAAATAGATGGTAGATCACAGGTTATATCAACCGATGTTGCAGACACCATTGAAACTATCTTGCCAAACCTACTTAGAATTTTTACAGCTAGTGATAATGTGGTTCGTTGCGAACCTGTTAAAGCCGAAGATGTTGCTTTAGCGGAACAGGCAACTAATTATATTAATTATATTTTTAATAAAGATAATCCTGGCTTTAGTATTTTATATACTTGGTTTAAAGATGCTCTCTTAGAAAAGAATGGAATTATAAAAGTTTTCTGGGATGAAAGTAAAAAGGTTGAGCAGGGAACTTATAAAAATTTAAATGACGATGAATACCAACTCTTAGTCAATGATCCCAATGTAGAGTTTGTAGAAACAGAGGAGTTTGAAGATGAAAAAGCTAAAGAACAATTACAGCAAGTTAAAGAAATGGCAGCAGCACAAGGTCAAGAAATTGAAACGCCTGTTCCAATGTTACATAACTGCGTTATCAAAAGAACTAATGCGTTTGGTAAAGTCAAAGTAGAAAATGTTCCACCTGAAGAATTTTTAATTTCAAGAAGTGCAAAGTCAATTGAAGATGCAAATTTTGTAGCTCATAAAGTAGCCAGAACTAGATCCGAATTAATTGAAATGGGTTTTGATTCTGAATTAGTGGACTCTTTACCTGCAACACAAAATGTATTACATAGCACAGAAAAACTTACTAGATTTGGTGATATAGATGAAAATCCATTTAAGCATTCAACTGATAAATCTACTGAACAAATAGAATTATACGAATGTTATATTAAAATAGATTATGATGGTGATGGCGTTGCTGAACTTAGAAAAGTTTGTGTAGGCGGTAATTCGTCTTATACTATTTTAGAAAATGTAAGTGTAGATTCTAATCCTTTCTGTTCACTAACTCCAATTCCAATGCCACATAGATTTTATGGCAGATCAGTTTCAGAGTTAGTAGAAGATATTCAATTAGTTAAATCTACTGTTATGCGACAGTTGTTGGATAATATGTATCTAACTAATAATAACAGAGTTGCCATTATGGATGGCATGGTTAATTTGGATGACTTATTAACATCAAGACCTGGTGGAGTAGTCAGAACTAAACAACCACCTTCACAAGTTATGATGCCGATGCAATCACAAACGATTTCGCAACAGGCATTTCCATTATTAGAATACTTAGATACAGTTAGAGAAACTAGAACTGGTGTTACAAGATATGCACAAGGTTTAGATGCAGATAGTTTAAATAAAACTGCTACAGGAATTAATACCTTAATGACGCAAACACAAATGCGTATGGAATTAATTGCTAGAATATTTTCTGAAACTGGAGTTAAAGATTTATTTTCTAAAATATTTGAATTAACAGTTAAATATCAGGACAAGGAAAGAATTATTCAATTGAATAATCAATTTGTTCCAGTAAGACCGACTGAATGGAAAGATAGATATAATATTTCAATCATTGTTGGTTTAGGTTCTGGTTCTAAAGAACAACAGTTAGTTATTTTAAATAATATTTTAGAAAGACAAGTACAAGCTTTTCAATTACAGGGTGGACAAGAATATCCAATGGTTACTCTGAAGAATTTTTATAATACTTTATCAAAAATGATAGAGAATGCTGGATTAAAAAATGTTGAAAACTATTTTGTTAATCCTGATGTTGGCAAACAAATGATGCAACCGAAACCACCACCACCGCCAACTCCAATTGAAAAAATAGAATTTACTAGAATTGCAAGTGAAGAAAAAAGAAAACTTGCAGAACTAGAATTAGAGAATAAAAAAATTAGAGCTGAAACAGCAGAAGCCATTCTTGGTTTTGAAATTAAAATTAAGGATATGGAATTAAAATACAACACTCAAATTGATGTTGCGAAAATGAAAGCGGATGCTGATTTAGATACATTAGTAACAGCTAATAGAAATAAAACTTTTTTAGCAGCTCAAAAATCTTCAGACACACTAGAACAACAGATAAATAAATTAGATGAACAAAGACGAACAAGCAAGACTGAGCCAGGAAGTGAGCCAGTCCAACAAGGCTAAACAACTTTTAGATAATCCTTTGTTAAGAGAAGCGTTTAATACGCTTAAAAAGCTATATGCTGAAAGTTTATTTAATACTGGTGCAAAGGAAACTGAAACTAGAGAAAAACTTTGGTTAGCTTACAATATTGTAGGTAAAGTTGAACAACATATTCAGGAAATTTCTGATACAGGAAAACTGGCTAAAAAACAGTTAGAAGATTTTAGAAATTCCATTAAAGACACAAAATTTTAATCATCAAGGTTAAAATAAGCCAACCTCACAAGAGGAGCTTAACATAAATAAGGAAAAACAATGTCAGAAAATCAAGCCAACCCAACTAAGGGAGCTGAAACTGATTTGCAAAAAGCCGCAAAATCAATTACAGGTTTATTAAATCCAGTTGCAGAAGAAAAAAAAACTGATAAGATAGACACCCCTGAAAAAGAAAAAAAACAGGAAGAACAAAATTCTCCTGAACCGCAAAAAGAGGAATCTTCGAAAGAAGAACAACCTTCGGAACAGGAAATAAAGGAAGAAGAATCGCAAGAAGAAGCTTCCGAAGAAGTATCTCAAGAACAAACGAATGAGATTCCACAAGAACCAGATTCCACCCACAAGGTCAAAGTTGCAGGTCAAGAATTTGATGTTAGCTTAGGCGAATTAAAAAATGGTTACTCAAGAGATGCCGACTACAGACGAAAGACTGAAGAACTTTCTTATGAAAAGAAACAATTTGTGTCTGAGTCTGAAAAACAAAGGCAAGACTATTCCTCAAAATTAAATGAGTTGAATCAGTTAATGTCTGTTGCTCAGCAACAACTAAATTCAGAAGTTAATTCTACTGATTTAGATAAACTCTGGGATGAAGATCCAACAGAAGCTGCTAAAATTGAACATAGGCTAAAGAGAAAGCAAGAACAGCTTAATCAAGCTATGAATAAAACGCAAATTGAGCAGCAAAATCAACGCAAAGCATCTTTACAAAGTGAACAGCGAAAACTGGTTATGAAAATGCCAGAATTTTCTGATCCTGTAAAAGCAACAGCGTTGAGTAGTAATATGAGGACTTATTTATTATCTAATGGTTATAACAACCTTGAAATTAGTAATATTTACGATCATCGTCATATTATGTTGGTGAACGATGCCATGAAGTATCGAAGTATGCAAAATTCAAAACCGAATCTAGCAAAAAAGATTACTAAACCTGGCAAAGTTTTTTCATCAGGAGTTAAAAAAGACAAAGCTGATATTGATTTCACTAATCGAAAGGAAAAGTTAGGTCGTCTGAAAAAGACTGGAAGCGTTAAAGATGCAACCAGTATATTTTTAGATATGGTAAACAATAAACAACAATAACTTAGGAGAAAACAAATATGGCACAGGTATCTGGAACATATAGTACCTATGATGCTGTTGGCGAAAGAGAAGATCTTTCAAATGTAATCTATAATATCAGTCCTACTGATACGCCTTTCATGTCAGGAATTGCAAAAGCAAAAGCTGCTTTTACAAACCATGAATGGCAAACAGATGCGTTAGCCGCTGCGTCAGGTACGAATGCTGCAATAGAAGGTAACGAAGTTACTTTCTCTGCACCAACTGCAACTACTAGACTAGGAAACTATTCTCAGATTTCAACTAAATCTGTAATAGTAACTGGTACATTAGAAGCAACAAACAAAGCTGGTCGTAACAACGAACTAGCTTACCAAATCTCAAAAGCTTCAAGAGAGCTTAAAAGAGATATGGAAACTTCTTTATGTGCTAACAACGCTAAAGTCGCAGGTAACGATACAACTGCAAGAGAACTTGGTGGTATTGAATCTTGGATTAAATCTAATGACGTTATGTCGGCAGCAGGTAGTCCAGCTTCACCAGCAGGAACAGGAGCAGATGCTAGAACTAATGGTACACAAAGAGCCTTCACAGAAGCTCAACTAAAAGCAGCGTTAAAGCTGGTTTGGGATTCTGGTGGAGATCCAACGATGGTACAATGTGGTTCTTTCAACAAGCAAAAACTATCAGGCTTTACTGGTGGTGCAACAAGAATGGATCCAGCAGAGAATAAAAGGTTGGTTGCAGCAGTAGATGTGTACGAAAGTGATTTCGGTGCATTGACTGTAGCTCCAAACAGATTCTCTCCTGCAAGATCAGTTCACATTATCACACCTGATATGTGGGCTTTAGCTTTCTTGAGAGATTTTGCTTTAGAAGATCTAGCAAAAACTGGTGATGCTGCGAAGCAGTTTCTAGTTGCAGAGTACACTCTGGAATCAAGAAATGAAGCTGCGTCAGGCGGAGTTTTTGATTTAACTACTTCATAGTAGATAACTTTTATAAGGGGGTATTAATTTATCCCCTTATAATTCAATTAACAATTTTGTTTGGTCTTTGAAGTCTTTCAAGGCGGAACGAAGCAAATAAAGGAAAAAAAAATGAGAACATTAAACGACTATTTTATAACAGCTAAAATCGCAAACATCAGTACAGCATCTAGTACATTTGTACCAATCCCTGATGGTGGCAGAGTAATTAAAATTTTAACAGCACTTCAAGCAGTTATTGCAACTGCTAATGGTGGAATCACTTTCGAAATAGGTGGAACTGCTATTACAG